CTCCACCAGTTCCATCTGGCGCTATTGGAAAAGTATTTACTGGTGGTATAGCTGGTGCTGGTGTAGGTGCTATTGGAAAAGTATTTACTGGTGGTATAGCTGGTGCTGGTGTAGGTGCTATTGGAATAGTATTTACTGGTGGTATAGCTGGTGCTGGTGTAGGTGCTATTGGAATAGTATTTACTGGTGGTGCAACTGGTGCTATAGGTAAAACTCCACCAATTTCTGGAGGGGTAGCTGGTTTTGGTGGTTGTAAAACCGGAGGCTTCAAATCTGCATTAGCTTTGGCTTTTTTACTAAGAGACTCTACCAACTGGTTTCTCTGTTGTTCCTGACTCAATTCTCCAGAAGCAGAACCTGCGGGAAATACTTTAAAATATCTATATGCAATGACCACATTTAATCTATTGTAATCATTCATTTGCGCCCAACTTAATGGAATTGAATATACTTCTGCAGGAAAAGCATCTACCAAATATACAGTATAAGATTCTTTTCCATCCAAAGACATTTGAGTTATTTTTATATCTGTACAATAATTGACTTTATATTCAAAATCAAACTTTACTCCATTGTGCTGTTTTCCGGATATAATTTCCATCCACGCATCAAAGAATGTTTTCTCTTTCATATCATCGCCGCAAATGAATGTCATTGCGGATTTGTTATAAGTATTTTGAACAGGATAGTGTTCAACAGGACCATATGTTTTTTGGTCAATAAGAACAAATGCTCTGGCTGGTAATTCTGCCTGTTCGCATCTAAATTTTGATATAGAACCCCCACCAACTGCTCCTGCCAATTTTGCTGGAGGGATTATCTCAACCTCAAAGTTACAAGGACGAGATAATTCCGTCTTAAAGGACGAAATGAATTCATTTATATTTGCGACTGCCATTTATTTGTTCCTATTTTTTGGATTTGTTCTCTTTGTTCTCAATAAATTCTTCCAAAGGCAGAAATATAGAAAATCCCCATTCGTGTGGTTTGATTTCCAATGCTCGACCAACTACATGACTAGTTAGATATCTTTTTATACATTTTTTAAAATTCGGATATGATTTAATACCAGAGACTAATTTTTGGTAATTTATACCAACTCTCATCTTATCCGAACTGGGATCATACAATCTATTATTCAATAGTGATAATAATAAATTCGTTCTATCATTTCCGGATACATAATGCAAATTCAGTCCAAGAAAACCATCTGAATAATGTTCTAATACTATTGTCAAAGGGTATTTATCCCAAATAGGAAGCGTTGCTTTAGTTTTGGGATCATATTCGTAATGGTACATCCCGCCCAAAAAATTTGATATACTGCCTCCAGAAAATGAATCTGGAATTTTAGAAGCACCAATTCTTATTAATTGTGTTTTTGCTTGTAACCATTCTACAGAAGTTCTTTTCAATCTCTCTAACTGTTCTGCCGATTCTGCTGATGCAAATCTATCTGCCATAGTAGGTAGATCTTCATAACCAAAAGCCAATTTATTTAATATTCTTTGTATTGTTTTTGGCGCTGGAACAGGACTTGCTCTTCCAGAAGCGAGTTTTTGTAACCACATACCCATCCCCAAATAGAAAGGATCGAAGAGATACATCTTTCCTTCGTACTCCAATTCTTGCATTTCTGTATAATCTAAACGATCTTTCATTATTTTAATCCAAATATTTCTTTTTCGGTCATCAATTTAAAAACCCATTTTCTTTCTTTACAATATCTATCGGCGGCTTTCCATTTCGAAGAATTAATTCCCCAAGTATAAACTTCGTTAATATATTTCTTTGTTATTCTATTTTTAACTTCTGGTTCTATGGTTTGATGTAAAGGTTTTATTTCTATTAAGTATTCTATTATTTGTCCTTGAGAATTTTTTATTTTTGCATAAACATCGGGAAAATACCTGTGATATTTTCCATCAATGGGAGAAAGATATGGTATAACTATCTCTTCTGATGAATATTCAATAACATTTGGATTTGTATCCATCCAATTTAAAACTTTTCTCTCCCAAGAAGAACGAACCCAAATATTATTAAAATCTCCTCTATATTTGGCGAAGTTTTTAGGTCGCCAAAGCTGTGGTTTAGGATAACTTTTATTACTTGCCATGATCTATTTCAAATATAGTATTTATATTTTTTGTATAAATAATTATTATTTAACAAAGTCTTGGGAAAAATATGCCCGTCTATAACGCAAAAAATCCATTAGAAAGTTTAAACGGATCTCCTTATACTTTTAGTAGTTTAACGTATCCACTAGAATTTGACGATATAGCAAATTTCGGACATTACATGAATTTCTATATTAATGTTAATAAATCCACAAAATTCATGTCTGGGGGGACGTATAATGTCGCCTCAACTGGCTCGACGGCTGTAGATTATTCCAAAGTATATACTCCAGCATACAATTCTAGACTTCCGGGTGGCGGATATCAACAAACCGAAGCGACTACTCTTGGTGGTAATGCTGGAGTTCCCGGAGGAAATCCTTTTTATGTGGGATTAGCACAAGATGTTTTAGCCGGTCTTGGATTTTCATTTGACCAAGAATCGTTGAACAAAATGTCGCAAACGAGAATAACTCAAGCAATCTCATTATACATTCCAGACTCTATGAGTTTTTCTTGTAATTACGATTGGCAGGATGCATCATTAACCGAAGCCGGGGGTAAAGCATTAAAATACGGTCAAGTAGCTGGTGGTGCGCTTCAAGCTGGACGAGATTATCTAAAGAATAAAGCTTCGGAAGGACTACGACATCTTGGTGCTGCTGCGATGTCCGATATATTAATGGGAGGAGGACAAGGTGGAATAGGTGATATCGCAATGGGTATGGCTGGATTTGCCGTCAATCCACAGATTTTTGTTTTGTTTAGAGGTGTCGATTTGAGAACTTTTCAATTCGATTTCATCTTCACACCAAAAAGTCCAGAAGAAGCAGCAAATGTTAGAAATATTATTAAAGCATTTAGATTTCATGCCGCACCAGAAATTGACAAAAGTGTTGGTAGATATATGATTGCCCCATCTACTTTCAATATTGAATATATGTACAAAACTAGTCGCAACGAAAATATATTCCAAATGTCAACTTGTGTATTACAAAAACTTTCTGTCGATTATGCTCCTTATGGCTGGGCAACATATAATGATGGTATGCCTGTACAAACACACTTATCTATGGTATTCAAGGAGACAGAGATATTAACAAAAGAAAAAGTGAATCAAGGATATTAAAAGTAAAAGGGACGTTTTTGTTGTATTTCTTTATAAATATGATATAATATTTTATCCGAGAATAATATGTTTTGTGTATATAAAGCTGTAAATATAATTAACAAGAAAGTTTATGTTGGTTTTGCAGAAGATTTTAAGACTAGAAAAAGAAGACTCATATCTAAACATAAAGGTTAATTAATGCCACAATATTTTTTCAAGTATCCGAAGCGTCTAGTTAATGGTATTCTATTAACGGATTTGATAGCAAGAGTAAAAATTGCCGACAAATACATTGACGAAGATTCTTTATATTATCAGTATGAATTCAAAGATTCTGATACAGCAGAATCTATTGCTCACAAGTATTATAAAAATCCAGAATTACATTGGATAATTTTAATAACTAATCAAATATTTGATGCCAATTTCGATTTTCCAATGTCATATGATGTATTTAAAAATTATATACTAGACAAATACAAAGATGCCAAAGCAGTAAGTTCTTTGAAAATAGAAAATCAAGGTTCCGGATATGTTGATGGATATTATGATAATGTTTATTTGACTATAAAAAACGAAGAAACATTAGATATCGTTGGAAGTGGAGTAATTGCAGATTTAACTGTAGGGTCCGGAAAAATAACAAATGTTTCTGTATATCGTGGAGGATCGAATTATGATGCCAACACAATATTTACCATTAACAATTCAAATTTGGGGGGAACCGGAAGTGGGTTAGAACTATCAATTTTAACGTTTATGGATGGTATAGAGTATTCAACCACAACAATTCATCCGGAGTTTGGTTATCAGAAGACAGTAAAAGTGACCGATACTAGAACTGGAGAAATTCTATCCCAACAATATTATAGTGTCGATGAAAATACATATTATAATTTATATGAAGGGACTGACCCATTTAAGAAAATAGTTCAATTGAATGATGGCACAGAAATTAAATATGAAACTATTAGATCTACGTTAGTTACAGTATACGATTATGAAGATTATGTAAATGAAAAGAAGAGAAATATAAAAATATTAAAACAAGAATATTTTGCACAAGCAGTAGAAGAATTTGTTAAACTAATGAGTATGTTGTATGTCTGATTTAGTAGACGCTATTACAGATTTCTTGGGGCTAACGAGTCCCACAGATTTCCTATTAAAGAAATGTAGAATTATTTCTGCCGATGGTAAACCTATGGAAATGCGTCTTACCAATGCGGAATTGAATTATTATGAGGATATATTTGGAAATGCTTGTTCCGGGAGTTTAATTCTTTCGGACTCTTCGAATCAGCAAAACGAAAAATCATTTTGTGGAGATGAGTTTCTACAATTGGAATTATTTAAACCCGGTCAAGAAGATTCGAAACCATTAAAAAAATATTGTAGAATATACAATATGGAAGATAGAAACCTGACAAAAGACTCCAATGAAAATTATGTATTAAATTTCTCTACAGAAGAAATATTTTTATCTGAACAATATAGAGTTTCTAAATCATATAAACAAAAAAGAATAGATGAAATAGTAGATGATATTGCAAAAACATATTTAAAGATTAAAGATCCTATTGATAGCATTAAAACTTTGGGAAAATATGATATTATTATTCCAAATTTAAAACCTATGGAAGCAATTAATTGGTTATGCACCCATGCCATTTGCGAAGATACTAGAATTACCGGAGCTTCTTATTTATTTTATCAAGATAAAGATAAATGGAATTTTAAACCATTTGTTGCTATATATGGAGACTATGAAAAATATGGAGAATATTATGATAAGTATTGGTATGGAGTAAAAAATGACGGGGAAACAGAAGCTTCAGATCCTTCCGGATGGGAAGTGAAAAATATCATTTCATATCAAATTATGAATAATCACGACATGTTAGAAGCCACGCAAGATGGTGTTTTCTCTAATAGGTTATTCTGGAACGATAACTTCAAAAGACTACATGAAAAAGAAGAGTTTGATTATGAGAAATATTTCAATGATAAAATGATGCAGTTATCGCTGTATAAGGGGTATCATTCTTACCATTTGATGAGCACTGCACAAGATAGGTTCAAAAAGAAACATAACGAAGTTCCTGATACAGTAGTAAAAATGGGCTTTAAAACAAAAAATAATAGAATAGATGTTACAATTCCGCATAGATATGTGCAAATGAGATTAGCCTCTGCCATAAGATTAAAAGTTGCTGTTCCCGGAGATACGAATCTAACGGTTGGAATGGTTGTTTATATAGATTTAAGATCTGCTGGTCCTGTACAAGCACCAAATACCGAAGCATCTAAAAAATTAGATAAGTTCTTTTGTGGAAGATATATAGTTACGGCATTACATCACAGAATAGACCAAGAACAGAATTTTGAAACCACTATGGAACTTTGTAAGGATGCTTATGATAAAGCAGTCTCAACACAAGATTTCCCAGGATTAAAACCTTTTGCAGAAAGCGAAGATTTGATTAAAGCAAGATCACAAGGAACCTTTTAATTATGATTAATGATACTAATGTACCCGGATTGGATGGATTTGTTTGGTGGACAGGTATTGTCGAAGGAAGAAAAGATCCAGAAAAACTATCTAGGATTCAAGTAAGAATGTTTGTTCATCACACTGATGATAAAAAACTAATACCATCACAAGATTTAATTTGGGCAATTCCTGTATTTCCTTCCAATGTATCTAACAATACTTACGGCGTTAAAGAAGGAGATGCGGTATTTGGTTTTTATATAGATGGGAAAGATGCTCAACAGCCATATATTTTTGGAAGGTTTCCTGATAAACCAACTAAGCTGTATCCGGCTAGTAAAGGATTTTCTGATCCTGCTAGAGAATTGGGTGAACGTCCGACAGAAGTTGCATCTAGAACAATGATCGATAGCGAAGGATTGAAATATACTGATAAAGGACCAAGAAGATATCCAAATCCACTAAATGAGCAAACAAATAGTAGGATGGCTAGGAATGAGAAAATTGAACAAACTCCACTTCCTTTCATTAAAAGTAATATAAAAAAAGGGATAGAACTTCCGGGAAATTTAACTTGGGACGAAGTTGCTCCAGATTATGGTGCGGTGTACCCGTATAATGATTCAAAGCAATCAGAATCCGGACATTATTTTGATGTTGACGATACCCAAAGAAAGGAACGTATTTGTTTGATGCATAGGACAGGAACTATGCAAGAAATGCGTCATACAGGAACTATTCACAGAAAAGACTTGAAACATGCTGTTAGATTGGTTCATGGTAGTGATTTAACTAATATTAGAGGAAATCACTACCATACAACCGAAAGATGGACAAGATTAAAATCTAAAGGAAGAACATTTGTTGATATTAATGCCGATGCAAAATTAAATATTGCCGGGACTTTAAATTTAAATATCGGGGGGGATTTAGTAATAAAAGTTGCTGGAAAAATATATATGGGAGCACAAGGAGCGGGAGAAGATTTGGGTAGCGCCGAGGGAGCGTGTCCTTCTCCAATAGAAAAAAGCTCTGGTAGTGGGATTATCGAAATAGATTCGCCAAAAACAGTATTAACTGGTGTGGAATGTGCTCCACATACACATTTATATTTTCCCGGAGAATACGGACAGGCTCCAACATCTGGTCCAATTGGAACAGGATATACTTCTCCAAATTTTGCGGTTTGTGGTGGATCTGGACAGACCCCAGAACTAATTCCTATGCTAGACCCGAAGGAAGCATATATTGACAAAGAAATTAATGTTTCTTGTAAAGCTGGTAGCGAAGATCCTGCTAAAAAGAAAAGTTTGGAGCAATGGCTTGCTGATCTTCTCGATGCAATTACTGCTCCTGGTGCTGGTGGTGCTGGAGCAAAATGGTGTTTCCAGTATCCCGATGGAACAGAAAAATGCGTAGACACGCATCATGCTACTCCAGATTCTGATATTCTAATGTATGCTTGGTGTTCCGGAGCCACAGGAGCTACTGGTAGGGAAAATGCAACAATGATAACAACCCCATATACTCCACCAGAAGGATATGTTTGTCCGGGACCATAAATTAATATTATAAATAATAGATGGAATTACAAAATTATATTAAACCAGTAGAAAAAATTGTTTTCGCGGATTTAGATCTGGCGTTTAACATTCATCCTGTCAAAAAAGATCTGGTTTTAAGTACAAATACTACCGCTGTAAAACGAGCGTTAAAATCGCTCGTTTTAACTAATCATTATGAAAGACCATTTCATCCGGAAATTGGTTCAAATGTATTAAAATTATTATTCGAACCAATGACTCCATTGGTTGCTAATTATCTGGAAACGGAAATTTATAACACAATAGTAAATTTTGAACCTAGAGTAAGATTACAAAGCATCGAAGTTGAAGGAGACGAAGATAGAAATGGTTATGTCATAACAGTAACATATTATGAAGCTAATTCAACAACTCCTATAACAATAGACTTTTTATTAGAAAGATCAAGATAAGGATACAATAAATTATGCCAGGAGTAAATAATAATATTCAACTTACAGGATTAGATTTTGATGAAATTAAATCTAATTTTAAGACATTTTTGCGTGAACAAAATGTCTTAAAGGATGCTAATTATGAAGGTAGTGCTTTGTCTATTCTACTAGACATTTTAGCATATAATACTCATTATAATGCACACTATTTGAATATGGTTGCAAATGAAATGTTCCTAGATACCGCAGTAAAAAGAAGTTCTGTTATATCTCATGCGAAAGTTCTTGGATATCTTCCCGGATCAATCACTGCACCAACAGCAACTGTTAATGTATATTTTGAAGGCGTAACATCCTCGCAAATAGTATTACCCAGACATACAAAATTCATAACAGAAACTATTGATAATACAAATTATCCTTATGTTACTCTAGAAGAAATAGTAATTACAAGAGATCAATATAATAATACAGCAAATGCTATAAATTTACAAATAAAACAGGGAGAACCATTAACATATTCTTTCTTATATAACGTAAAACAAAATCCGAAAGCAATATTCAGAATTCCCGAATCAAATATAGACTTGTCTACATTGAGGGTTATTATACAAAAATCTACTATTGATATTAATAATACTATTTATAATTATCCTGATGATATCTTAGCTTTGGATGGCGATTCTGAAGTATATTTTATTCAAGAAACTTTTGATGGATATTACGAATTATATTTTGGTGATGGGGTTATTGGTAAAAAGTTACAAGATGGAAATATAGTAATTATTAACTATCTTGCGGTATCAGAAACAATAATTCAAAATGTATCAGAATTTACATTAGTTTCAGATTCAATTGGTAATTACGGAGATGTTATTGTAACAACAACCATTCCCGGCAATGGCGGGAAAGGAAAAGAAACATTAGAAACCATAAAATATATGGCCCCAAAAGCATATGCTGCACAAGAAAGGGCTGTGACAGTGAACGACTATATTACGCTAATACAAAAAAATTCTGGGCAATTCCCAATCGATTCTGTTAATGTTTGGGCAGGAGATAAGAACGATCCTCCAATTTATGGCAAAGTGTTTGTTGCTGTAAAACCACGAGGAGGTTATTCTTTAACACTAGCACAAAAGAATAAACTTAGAAATAATATAATCAAACCTATTAGTGTACTAACTGCCGATCCTGTGATTGTTGATGCGGATTACATTTATGTAAAAATAAATGCAGATGTATTATACAATCCTGCTAAAGCAATGATATCATATGAAGAATTACGTTCCTATATTAAATATGTAATATCACAACAATCTAAGATAACTTTAAATACTTTCAATTCTACACTAGTACTACCAGATATAATAAATGTTGTTAGAAATGCTAATCCATCAATTATAACTAATGAATGTAAAATAACATTACAAAAGAGAATTTTGCCCGATTTAAATAGATCGGAAAATTATTATGTGAAGTTTGGCACAAAAATAAAAAGAGATATTTTAAGAAAATCGGTTTCTATATCTCCATCTATAAAATCAATTGATAATAGTATTGGAGCATTAATATTAAGATCAGAGGTATTTTTCGAGGAAGTTCCTTCGTCGGCATCTTCTATCCAATCAATTAAAATCATAGGAGCAGGATTAAATTATACTTCAACTCCAACAATAATTATATCCGGCGATGGTTCTGGAGCAAAAGCACATGCTATTGTTAAAAGTGGAAAAATTTCCGATATAGTTGTTGATAATCCGGGTTCCGGCTATACACAAGCAACCGTAGAAATTAGCGGTGGTGGTGGAATATTAGCTTCCGCTCAACCAATCTTAGATTCTCAATTTGGATATCTAAGAACCTACTACTTTAATAATGGATTAAAGATTATATTAAATTCTTCTGCTGGTACTGTTGACTATGAAAATGGGATAGTAACATTAACTAATTTCAAACCACAAGCGATAAATAATGAATTACAACAGTTAAGTATAAATGTTGTTCCGGACAATACAATACTATCTTCAAACATGGATAGAATTTTAACGTTAGATGATACGGACCCAGATGCAATCACTGTCAATTTAACAGCAAAATGATACCAGAAAATTATAGAAATTTTTTAGCGATAGCTAAACAGCTTCCCCAATTTATTAGGGATGAAGAATCATACGAAACGTTTATCTATTTTTTACAATCTTATTACGAATGGTTAGCACAACCACTTAATATAGAAGATCGAGCAAAAAATATCTTAAATTATAAAGATATTGATAATACACTAGACGAATTTGAACAATTCTTTTTTAACGAGTTCTTACAATATTTTCCAGAAGATACTCTAATTGACAAAAGAAAATTGGTAAAATTTTCTAAAGAAATATATAGAAGAAAATCAACCCCCGCATCATTTAAATTTTTATTTAGATCTATCTATGGTTCTGATTGTGAAACTACGGAAACTGAACAATTTGTATTAAAAGCTTCTGATGGAAAATGGGCTGCTTCTAGAACAGTAAAACTGGACACATTAGATTCTAGATTTTTGCAAATCGACAACTACTTGATTTTTGGCGAAACATCAAAAGCGGTCGGAAAAATAGAAAAATCCCAAGTATCTTCTAAAAAAATAGAAATATTTCTGAGTGATATTAATAGAAGTTTTATATCCGGAGAAACAGTAAGAATAGTAGATTCTACCTTAAATGATGTTATTATAGACGGATCTAATTTAGTTTCTAAAATAGTAGGTTTGGTCAGATCCATTATACCAAACTCAAGATTCAAGGGCTTAAATTATAATGTAGGAGATCCTGTAATCCTTTTTGGTGGTCTAAATGAAAATATAGATAATCCTATAGGAGCAACAGCCCTAGTTTCTGAAGTCAATCCCGGAAGTGTTGGTAATATAACTCTAACATACGGATCGCAGGGATTTCGACCATATCCAGAAAGTGAAATTGTTTTTATTGGAGGAGGCACACAAGTAACTTCCGCAACAGCGGCAGTTACTGGTATTGATATAACTCGACCAAGAGAAGTTGATCTGATTATGCAGGATGTAATATATCCTTTTAGAAGTGTGTTTTTAAATGAAGCTTCTTATGAGTTTGCTACAATGCCAACAGCAAACGCAAATACTAGACTAATAGATGCATTGCACGAAACTTCTTTTACAACATATCCAATAGCGAATGTTGCTCTTTTTACTGGCGGTGCTGGCTATGTTTCAGTACCACAAGTAAATGTTTTATCAAAATATAATGTCGTATCAAATAGTGCAACAATAATAGGAACTTCTAGTTTAGATAAACTGAATATTTTGGGAGACATAGAAGTTGTTTCTGGAGGAACTAATTATCTTGTTAATAATACTATTAATTTCATTGGGGGTTCTGGTGTCGGAGCTTATGCCAATGTTACCCAAGTGGCAGCTAACGGAGCAATAGAAAAGGTTGAATATGTAAGAGCACCAACTGGTGCTGGTAGTTATCCGTTAGGTGGAATGGGTTATTCTATATTACCAAGATTAACTGTCAATTCTATTTCTGGAAATAACGCGGTTTTGCGAATAGCTGCTGTTCTCGGAGATGGAGAATCTGTAAAAGCATCTACAGATGACATAGGAAAAGTGGAAAAAATAGATGTTATACAAGAGGGCGAAGATTACGTTTCTGTTCCAACGGTATCATTGAGAATTGTAGATATTATTTTAACTGGAGTTTCTAGAACAGATACACCAGAAATAAACGAAATAATATATCAAGGATCTATAGGAGCACCAAGTTTCAGAGCAAATACTTATTCGTTTGAAGTAATTGATGAAGAAAATGATTATTATTTGGGGAGATTTTATAACTATACCGGAACATTAAACTCTTCTTCACCAATAAAAGCGGATAAGAATATTTCCGGAGATGAATTTTATCAATATAATGTATTAACATCATATAATACAGATGTTTTCGAGAATGGCGTTAACTTCTTTGGTAACGGTAGAGCTAGAGCAAATGCATTTCTATTGACAGGAACAACAGCATATGATGGAAAGTATTTAAATTCCGACGGACATTTGAGTTCATATTGCAGATTACAAAATGAAGTATATAATAATTATACATATTTTATCGATGTAGAAAAATCTTTCTCATCTTATAAAGAATTGGTAGAAAATTTATTGAATCCTGCTGGAAGCCAATTCTTAGGAAAACATATAATAAAAGATAAAGAAGAAATAAACGTAGAACTGGAGTATAATTCCGGATATAAATTAGCAAATTTGACAAGTTATGCAAATTCTTCCGTGAATGCTGTAATATTATCGACGGAAACAAATGGAGGTGATTTAGTTAGATTTAGTAAAATAACTCCTTACATTGGGGTTAGTAATCTATCTAGTATAATTTCCCCTAATACCAAAGTTTCTATCAAAAATAACTCATATTCTGTTTATATTTACGAAATAGTGGTAAAGAAACCATATTTTATTACCAATTTCCCTAGTTATGGGTCGATTGTATATCAAGGAAATGGAACTAATCCTAGTTTCTATGGCAAATTTGATTCGGCAACACTCATTAATGCTAGAGAGAGTATTTACTCAATTAAATTGTTTGATTGTTATGGAATAATATATCAACAAACATCCTCTCAAATATACTCCGATGTAGAAACAATTAATGATAAATTTTATTATTATGATGTCCAAACTACATATGATACAACTCCATATAATAATGGATACTATACATATAACAATAGAGAAATATACTATTCATCAGTTTCTACAGTGTATGATGCAAACACCACAATAAAACTAAACGATTATTATCTATTGAGATACAATAATGTAGTTTACGGATACACGAGTTCTAATACTTTTGTCATAACAGAATTAACTGGTAATTTTGACAAAATAAATAATGGTGAATATTCTTCAACAAGAAAACTAAATGATATAATATTTTCTACAGATATATTGTATATTCAAAATAATTCCAATGTTATTGTTAATTCTATAAATTACCAAGATGGAATAATTTATTGCAATAAAGTTTTGACTAGCGCGGGTAATTCAACATCTCCAGTGCTATTAAGCGTAGAAAGAAACTTCAACTCTAACGAAATTTTTATAGAACATTAAATATGGCAATTATAGCAAATAATGGTGGTTTATTAACAACATCATTCAAAACACATGATATAGAAAAATTTTATTATTCTCCAATATCTTTATTAAGCGATACAAATGATTTGATAACAAATTTATATTGTTTTATAGGGTATAGAAATCCAAATACCGCCAACTCTTTACAGATCCCTGTAAATTCAAATGCGTATCTAAAAAGCGTTTATAAAAGCATGTTTGCTGCTAAAAGAATAACAAATAACGAATTATCTCCAGTAATAGAAAAAATAAAATGGTCGGCTAACACTTTTTACGATATATATACAGATAAAGAAGATATGTTCGAAAAGGACATTAACGGAAAATTGATGAAGAAGTTTTATGTTGTTAATAGATTTGATCAAGTATTTAAATGTTTATGGAACGGAAAAAATCGTAGTAATACTTACAGCGTTTCGTCAATAACCAGGTCCAATACCATAGTTTCTATCGAATATTCTGGATTAAATTCATATTCTATTGGAGAGTATATAACATTACAAAACTGCAATCCCGCAGACTATAATGGCACATATAGAGTAGTTTCGTCTACAAATGGAAAAGCAAACGTTGCATATGGTTTAAGCGAGTCTTATAAATTAGGAATTGCTAATACATATATTTCTGGTGGAAGAATTAATAAAACAAAATTATCTACAGTAGAGCCATATTTAGATGCTGGTACATTTGATACTTCGCTTTTGCAAATTACTTCTGACGGATATAAATGGAAATATATCTATACAATAGATAAAGGAAGAAAAGAGAAATTCTATGATAATGATTACATTCCAGTTCCTATAAAAGAAGACGAACCGCCGAATATAGGCGAAACATCATCTAAAGCGGGAAGTATAGATATTATTGGTCTTCTGGAAGGAGGTTCTGGCTATTCGGAAGGAACAGATACCGTTGATATCAAAATAACCGGAGATGGATACAACGCCAATGCTATAGCATATATTACTTCTAATAGTATTGTTGATATTCTAGTAACATCCCCAGGATATGGATACACCTATGCTGATTTATCTATTACTCCTTCGGGAGTTTTATCTGGCAATGGGGCAAATGCAGAAATTTATATTTCCCCAATTGGAGGACATGGTTTCGATCCAATAGAAGAATTTGGTTGCGATACAATCATGATATCGTGTGAATTTCAAGGAAATGAATCTGGAAAAATACCAACAAATTTAGTATTTAACCAATTGGGATTATTAGTGAATCCATATGAATTGGAGTCTGATATACTACATGCGAACGGAAGTATTTATACCCTATCAACAGCAATATTAACAACTCCATCGATAACACCGTTTCGACAAGGTGAAGTAATTTATCAAGGAACGAGCATAACAGATTATACATTTATTGGAGAATGTTTGTCATTCGATCCCACTACCAATGCTTTATATGTTATAAATAGTGTAGGTGTTCCTCGTCAGAACTATGCTGTAATAGGTGCTTCTTCTGGCGGGTATGCTATTATATCGGGTACATCCGAACCAACAATGGCAAAATATACTGGAAATATTGTGTATGTAGAAAACATTGAAACCACACAAAGAGATTCTTCGGATACAGAACAATTTAGGCTTATAGTAAAATATTAAGGAAAAACAAATATGGCATTAACATTCCAAAATGGTCCATACTGGGACGACTTCGACACGAATAAAAATTTCCACAGAATTCTATTTAAGCCAGGATACGCAGTCCAAGCTAGGGAATTGACTCAAGCTCAAACAATATTACAAAATCAAATTACTAAATTTGGTAATCATATTTTTAAAAATCATTCTATTGTTTCTGGAGCAGGAACTACACTTAATTTCAGTGTATATTTTCTAAAACTAGAACCATTTGATCAATTTGATAATGAAATTGTTGCCGCAGATTTTAGAAATGTAACTGTAACGAATTCTGATGGAACGATAGTTGCTAAAGTTGTTCATACCGCAGAAAAATTCGTAGATAATACTGGTGCAGTTATCGATCCTCCTACATTGATATTGTCGTATATTTCCGGAGATCGTTTCAATAATGGAGATACTGTTATAGTTGTCGATACCGACATTTCTGCTGTAGTAATCGATGGAAATTCCATATATCAACCAAGTACAGGGAAATCTTCAATTGCATCTGTATCTGATGGTGTTATGTACATCGACGGATATTTCGTTTCAGTACAAGAACAAACAGTTTCTGTAGATGAATATACAGATGCTCCTTCTGCGCGAGTTGGACTTTCTATCAGCGAAAATGTTTTCGATTACAATGACGATCCTTCTTTACTCGATCCCGCATTAGGATCTTCAAATTTCCAAGCACCCGGAGCAGATAGATATAAAATTCAATTGACTTTAATATCAAAGCCTCTAGCAATTGATGAAGATGACACATTTATAGAGTTATTGAGAATTGATGCTGGGAAATTATTAAAATCAGTGCGATTTACAGAATATTCTATTATTGATGATTATTTTGCAAGAAGAACGTTTGATACTAATGGAGATTTTATTTCCGAAAAATTCAAGTTGACTACAGAATCTATACCATCTTCAAGTAATACATTTTTGGTTAAAGTTGGTCCGGGAAAGGCATTTGTTAGAGGTTATGTAGTAGAAAACCAGAGCGATGCAAGCTTTACATGCCACAAGGCTAGAGATTATAACACAGTAGAAAACTCTACAATGTTTATGGGGTATGGGAATTATCTATATTGCGATACTGTAACTGGATTAGTAGATCAGAAAGGATACCAAACGGTAGATTTTCATGTTGTAAAAACTCCAGCAAGTTTAAATAATACTTCTTCTCCAACATACATAGCGACAAAAGCTGGTACTGCAAAAATTAGAGGGATGGATTTCCAATTCGCCCCCAATTCAGCAAACTCCAAATCGTTTATCTATAAAATGTCTTTTGTTGATATACAAACTACTACATTGAGAGGATATTCAGCAAATACATATGAATCAAACAACTCAATAGCTCTTCCATCAACTTTTTCGGCAACAGCCAATGCATATAAAGGATTGTATATTACCATCGATTCTGGTGTTAACGCCGGGGATCTATTACAAATAGTTTCTTATGATGGTGTTGGAAAAGTAGCTCAACTGAACAAAACCTTCAGAAGAACAGTGGAGGCTAACGTCGAATTCACCATTCTTTTTACTTCCAAAGATTTCGAATCTTTTTACGCCCAATCGAATACTGTCACGAAAGGCATAATTAACAATTCTAGTAAAACTAATGGTGTAGATTCGGGCGATGTTGTTTTTGCAAATGTTGGAGAACAAGAATTAATATATCCATTTGAAAATTCCTTTGTTAAACAAAATTCTGTAAATAATTCAAATTATCATTCATGGATAAGGTTCACCAACAAGCCCATAAATGGTTCCATTCAAGTTCCCGGAACAGGTGTTATGGAATTTGAAGTTGGAACAGATGGTGTCCTTGATGTATCGCAGATAAATGAAAACTTTATTTGTGTAATAAGAAGTCCGGGAACCTCTGGATTAGCTTATGGAGATATAGTTACTTTTGGAGGAACATCAACCGATGGTATTACAATAAGTTCTTCTTCATCGACGGCAACAATTAATAAAAGTACTTGGACTTCGACAACATTAGACATTTATGCAAAAGTATGGATTGTAAATGGCAATGACCAAACATACGTCAAAAAAACAAAGACTGTTGTAAGTGCTAATGTTTCGAGTGTAAACTATACCGGAACGCAAGTAACAACTAATGTTCATGTCGATTTAGTTAATGCACAAGTATATTATAAGAAGGGGACATTTAATACCACAAAACAATCATTATATATTGCTGATGCTAGAAGAATAATTAAAATTATTGATACACAATTAGCAAATACCGTTCCAACTACGGATATGTTATCAAATCCTCTATATGATGTCACTAGATATTATTCTTTTGATGATGGACAAAGAGATAATTATTACGATCATGCTTCTTTAGCTCTCATTAATGGTTCTCCAGCACCAAAAGGAAATTTATTAGTCCTTCTTTCATATTTTAGTCATAGTGGAGGAGATGGCTTTTTTATCGGAGATTCGTATATAAATGTACCGTATGAAAATATACCTAGATATATTTCCAAAACCGGAAAAACTTATAATTTAAGGGATTCTATAGATTTTAGACCAAAAGTTAAGAATGCCAACGCAACATTCGCATTCGAAGACTCTGTTTCCAGTTCTCCTATTGGTATTCCTGTTGATGGAACGAATTTTATAACCGACTACTCATATTATATCGGAAGAAAAGATATCATAGTAATTTCTAAAGACAAAAATATATCTTTGATAGAAGGCGTTTCTTCTATAAATCCAAAAGAACCTAAAGAACCGGATGGTTCGATCATCATAGGACGATTGACTCATGAACCATACACATCATTCATTCCTGGAGATGATACAGTTGGAACTTCGTCTTCCTTAAATTTACAATTTGTCAATCATAAACGTTGGAGAATGGAAGATATTACTTCATTAGAAGAAAGAGTTAATAGATTAGAATATTATAGTTCTTTAAGTAATATAGAGCAAAGTGCCAAAAGTTTACAAATACCAGATGAATTTGGCAATAACAGATTCAAGAATGGAATACTAACGGACGATTTTAGTTCTTATAAAGTTGCAGATGCTTACAGCCAAGATTTAGCATGTTCTATATCACAAGCAAAAAGAAAATTATTTGCTCGAACCGATGTTGCAAATTATCCACTATTCTTGAGAGATGCGTTATATAGTAATGGAGTTGTTAGAGACTCTGATGATTTAAATTATAAAGTACATTATGATGGAGTAATTTCTTATGCTACTCTTCCATATAGTACAATGCCCCTAGCAACTCAACCATATGCTACTGGTACAGTAAATCTTAATCCGTTCATGTTTATTGGTATTGAAGGAGTTTGTTATATAAGTCCTTCAATAGATAATTGGATTTCTACATCAAGACTTCCTGATATTTTGATTTCGTCCACAGATCCAGGATTTAAAGTTTCTGTTGAATCTAATACAAATAATGTATTTGCGGATTATCAAACAATCACTTCTACGGAAAGACCTCCTGTAACTACCACCAGCGAAATTCAATTTAAAACGAATACAACTGAGTATAATGATCCTACCAGAAATTTTCCATCACGAATGACAGAAGATGAGGTATTGGATTTTTATACATTATATGGTTCTGAAGCATATTCCGGAGGAAAACCTTTATTTACCACAGCCATACTAGGTTTGGTTCCACCATTAAAAACCAAACCAATACCTAATGGAGTTACTATAACTAATTGGGGTAGTGGTGGATATTTGGGGCATCTACAATTTTCTGTTGCTATGTTCCTATGGGAAAAACATAGTAAAACTGGACTTTGGTCTGGTATTGGAACCACATCGTTAACATCAGTTTCTACATCTACTGTTACGCAAACTACCGATGTTAAGATCTGGGGTAATTGGCAAAATGTGACCGATACTTTTGAACAAAATAATGGATTTGTTACTGACGTTTCTATGAATCCTTACATAAGATCCCAACAAATCCAATTTGTTGCGAAAGATTTATTGGTTAATAGTCCGATGAGTTGTTTTTTCGATGGTGTTGATGTTAGCAATAGAATTAGACAATCTAATATTATAGAAGTTAATAACACCATTTTATATTCTAATATAAGATCTAGATTAATTTCTCCTACACAAGCGTTCCAAACAGGAGATGTTTTGGCATATTATGATACAGCCACGGCTTCATATAAGAAATTCGCTATAGTAGTTAATGTTCATACAAATAATTCCACAGAAATTTATAATAGTGCAAATGTTAATATTGGCGTTATATTAAGACAGAAATTAGATCTGGGTTCTGATGTAGATTCAACCATTTATTTTAAAAATACAAATCTAAATTCCAATGTTTTTGCATTAATAATTAATGGAAGCGGTGCAACTACTGGTATCAAAGCCAAAGCAAATCTCGCTTCAATTTATAAAGTTTCTGGTAAAATTAAAAAACAATATGGGAGTAATCAAATCGTTATCCCAAGAACATATTCTGGCGAATTTACTAACAATCAATCAAAGTATGTTGGTAGAGATTTGTTTGTAATTTATCCAGATATGGAAATTAGTTATAGAATAGCTTCTGGAAGAGAAGATAATACAAATAATGAAATTGTGTTAATGACTGATAATACTTCTATTATTACTGCGAATTCCATTGCTAATGCTATATTCGACATAAAACCAGTAAATCCTTCTGGAAGATTGAGAAGTGATAAAGTCGGTGCTATTTCGGGGACATTATATTTACCAGGAAATCAGTTCAAAACTGGAGAAAAAATATTTAGGGTAGATAATAGAACTGGAGGAAATTCTGGAACAGAAACAACATTTGCACAGACTAAGTTCTTTGCATCATCATTGAATGTCCAGAAACAAAATTTAAACTTTTCTTCAGACCCAAGTAAAATTTCTGGTAGCAAAACTACGAGCACAAGTTCTAATACTGTAAATACAGTAAAACAAACATATGCTTCTACCAAAATTGTTAACTATGTCGATCCTGTGTGTCAATCGTTTATTGTTTATTCCAACGAAGCGCCAAACGGAGCATTTGTCAAATCGGCTAAATTGTTCTTTAAAACAAAACCGACTACTCATAATTCACCAGTAACCGTATCAATATTAGAAACTATCAATGGATATCCTTCTGGTGATTTCTTACCGCACTCCACGGTTGTATTGAATACTGACGAAATTAAAGTTTCAGAATCGCCTAATATGGAAGACGAATCAACATGGACAGAGTTTACATTCCCGGTTCCTGTTTATATTCGTCCAGAAACAATGTATGCTTTGTTAGTAAGAACAAATTCCAATGAATATTTTATATGGACGGCAGAACTTGGAGAATTTGCTCTGTCCAGTACTGCTGGAGGTTTTGCAAATTATAAAATTGCTCAAACACCATACATAGGCGAACTATTTTTGTCCCAAAATACAATAACTTGGGCAGCAGATCAAAATAAGGATTTAATGTTCCAATTAACTCGTTGCGATTTTGATATTACAAAAAATCCTTCTATTGATTTTGTGGTTCCTACAAAACTGCCACAAAGACATTTAGTAGACAATTCACTTTCATATTCCGATGACGCGAATACTAGTTCCGATTTCGGAGTTTCGTATACAACAAATCAGAACAGAGAAATTAGTGCATTTAATGTTACTGCTTCAGATTTGACATTTGATGTTGCTCCTATAACATATACTTACAAGGCAACTATTAAATCTCCAAGAGAAACCGAAGTATTCCCACATTCGATAACTCCGGGAAAATACGGAACAGCAACATATGATGATATCTATTTAGATGATGGTAAGGGAGAAAGAATTTTAATTGCTAATTCTGCAAATTCCTTTGTTTTAACTGCAACATTAAGTTCCAGAGATTCTTTGATAAGTCCTGTAATTTCAGAATCTGGAACAACTTTATATGGTGTAAAATGGGCTATCAACGATTTGGGATTGGCAAATAATAATTTTATTGTTATTGATGGAGGAACTGGATACTCAAATTCTTCTGTAATTACTATTACAAGAACTTCCAATACAACAGGAGAAAATGCGATTGTAAATCCTGTAGTAAAGGCAAATGGGGTAATAGATAGAATTGATGTAATTTATGCTGGATCTGGATACGCATCAACTCCAACAATAACTATAGATGATCCATATAGAAGTGGAAATTCGAATGCTGAAATTATAATAGTTGGGGAAACTTCCTATAGAGGAGGAAATGCCTTATTACGATATGTTACAAAACCAGTCACGCTTGCTGCAGGATTTGACGCTGGTGATATAAGAGTATATTTCACGGCTTATAGACCTGTTAATTCCGATATATATGTATACTATAAAATATTAGATAGAAACGATATTCAGCAGTTTGGTGATAGCGATTGGCAATTAATGACTATGATATCTGGCGATTCTTTATATTCTTCGTCAAGAAACGATTTGAGAGAATTCGTTGCTGCTCCTGGTAGAGATCTAGTTGCTGATAATAAAGTTTCGTATGTGAGTAAATCTTCTGGGGAAACTTTTGTGAACTTCTATCAATTTGCTATTAAAATTGTATTATCCTCGCCAGATTCTACAAGAGTTCCGTACTTGATAGATCTAAGAGCTATTGCATTACCAGAGGCCATATAATATGTTGACTAAGGTCAAAGGAACCGATTTTTTGAGAGATTCTAATAATATGGCTTTAATAAATAATAATGCAACCGAATTAGAAGCATATAAAACAAGAAGACAACAAATGATTCGTCAAAAGGAAGAAATCGATTCTATAAAAGAAGAAATTTCTTCCGTCAAAAGCGACATTTCGGAAATTAAGCAGTTATTATTAAAAGCATTAGACAAATAAAGGATAAATAAATGCCAATAGTACAAATATCGTTAGCAAATACATTCTTCGAATGGCTTGGTACAACAGTAAATCTGGTTTATTATGCCAACTTACTCGAAACAGGAAACTATGAAAAATCTTCTAACACATTTTTCATTAACTCTCCCGGAACAGGATTTGTTTGTAATTCTGCTGCAGCATTTAATAATCCAACAAACTTTAATAACCCCGGAACTTCTATTTCGGTTACAAACGATGGTCAATTTTTATCCAACGTTCATGTATCAAAATTAATAAATCTTCCGGGGTTTGTAATTAGTAATACTGGAATATCTACTAATAATTTTACATTAAGTGTTTCTACAAACACTGTTTTTGTTTCTAATACTTTAAATGCAAATGCAAATACATTAAATATTACGACAAAAGGAGATTCTAGATTTTTATCTAATACCATTGTAGTAAATAGTAATACAACAACATCAAATGCAAATACATTAAATATTAGAGCTATTACGGCAAACGTATTATCAAATAATTCTATTTTAACCAGCAATGCTATCACATCAACTGCAAATGCAACTAGTATATTAACACTTGGTACAGCTAATATAGATTCTGTTACATTAAATATAGATAGTAATTTAACTGGTATTACTTCAAATACTACAAATGTTATTTCTAATACCGTTTCCGTATTAGGAAATACTATAGCATTAACAGCTAATACAACAAGAATAACATCAAATGATTATACAGCATTTAGTAATAATTTTACATCAACTGCAAATGTAACTAATATATTAACACTTGGTACAGCTAATATAGATTCTGTTACATTAGATATAGATAATAATGTAACAAATATAGATTCTAATACTTTTAATATTACTACTTCTGGTATTTCTACAATACTATCTAATAATACAGTTGTTGTTAGTAATAATTTCACATCGAATGCTAACACAACAAATATCAGATCTATTAGAGATACTAACATATTATCCAATAATACAGTTGTTGTTAGTAACAATTTTACATCAACATCAAACGATTCCATAGTAATTTCTAATAGAATAGCTATAACAGGAAATACATCAAATTTAATTTCCAACAGTGTTAATATTAGATCTGCTAATTTTGGAATAGTATCCAATACAGTCAACTCTGTTTCTAATACTACAATAGTAAATAGTACAGGTAATACTTCTGTTATATCTAATAATGTGTATATTTCCACTAATAATATTGTTGATATAGAATCCAATATTATTACTCTTGGATATAATAACTATGATAGAATTACTATCGATAGTCAAGGAACAACAATTGCGAATTCTTCGTTTATACAAAATGGAAATGCTGCAATATTAAATGTAGTAGCACTAACAACTCCAAATACTACAGTAGTTACAAATTTAAATTCGGATTATTTGGATGGAAGTCATGGAAGTTACTATTCTAATTTAAGTAATACTGCTCATGAAAAAGCAAATACAGCATTTTCTAGAGCAAATACAGCATATGCTCACGCAAATGGTGCATTCTTACAAGCTAACAATGCATATAATACAGGTAATAGTGCATGGGAATCGGCAAATGCCGCACACCAAAAAGCCAATGCAGCTTATAATACAGCAAATAATGCATGGGATGGTGCAAATGCATCTTACACATATGCATCATCAACAGCAAATAATGCATACATAACAGCAAATAATGCATGGGATGGTGCAAATGCATCTTACACATATGCATCATCAACAGCAAATAATGCGTACATAACAGCAAATAATGCATGGGCTGGTGCAAATAATTCATATAGATTCGCATCAAATACAGCAAATAATGCGTACATAACAGCAAATAATGCATGGAATACTGCAAATATAGCAAATATAAATGCGGCAAATGCCAGTTACTTAACTAATGGAACTGTCCCAAATGAACGATTGGTGAGTGTACCAAATTCTTCTTTGGCAAATAATATAATTAAATTTGGAAGTACAACAGTAGCTCTAGGATCTAATAGTAACATTATAACAGGACTATCTTCTTTAGAATCCACAGTTGGTATTTTTGGTGCATTCACTGCAACTGATGTGACTATTTCGGGTTCTGTAATATACAACAATAGATCAATAAAATTATCAAATAATGTACCTACTTGGAATTCTTCCATATACTATACCAAATCTGGTATTAATGTAAATAGAACTTTTGATTTATACGCAAATAATCAAACAAACCAAACATATGCTAATAATTTCGTTGATGCTGAACTAGGATGGAGCGAATCCGATAAAAGATGGGTTGTGGTCGATGTTGTTTCATCCAACGCTAATACAGAAACTATTGTTTGGGATAGCATAGGACTAAATAAAGATAATTTATCTTTCTTTTCAACAACCACTTCGTCCGAATTGGCATCAATAATTTCAGATGAAACTGGATCTGGTAACTTAGTATTTTCAAATTCTCCAACATTAGTAAATCCAATATTATCATATTCTTCTCCAACTATAGTTGCAAATTTAAGTTCGGATCTTTTAGATGGTCAGTCTGGAGAATATTTTACCAATTTAACTAATACCGCCAATACTTGGTTACAAGCCAATGATGCTATAACGTTAGCATCGGCTAAAGCAAACGACTACTCTACATTGGTAGCTTCTTATGCTAATGACTCGGTAACATTAGCATCGGCTAGAGCAAATGACCACTCTACATTAGTAGCTTCTTATGCCAATGATGCTATAACGTTAGAATCGGCTAGAGCAAACGACTACTCTACATTGGTAGCTTCTTATGCTAATGACTCGGTAACACTAGCATCGGCTAGAGCAAATGACCACTCTACATTAGTAGCTTCTTATGCTAATGACTCGGTAACATTAGCATCGGCTAAAGCAAACGACTACTCTACATTGGTAGCTTCTTATGCTAATGACTCGGTAACATTAGCATCGGCTAGAGCAAATGACCACTCTACATTAGTAGCTTCTTATGCTAATGACTCGGTAACACTAGCATCGGCCAGAGCAAATGACCACTCTACATTAGTAGCTTCTTATGCCAATGATGCTATAACATTAGCATCGGCTAGAGCATATACAGACGCAGCAAATTCTTATTTGATATCAAACAAATATGATAAGACTGGGGGAACGATTTCCGGAAATGTTATTATAACAGGAGATCTCTCTATAAATGGAACCACAACAACAATAAATTCCACAACATTATCCGTAGATGATAAAGAAATAGAATTGGGATCTGTAGATTCCCCCACAAACACCACTGCAGATGGTGGAGGAATTAGACTAAAAGCCGGGGTTTTCGGAGACAAACTACTAAATTGGATTTCATCCAGCAATTCATGGACAAGTTCCGTGGATTTCAATTTATCTCCTTCCGGATCGTCATATAGAATTGGGGGAACATCAGTATTATCCACATCTGTACTGGGTTCTAGTGTTACTACTTCATCTTTAACTTCTGTTGGAACATTGACAAGTGTTACCACTTCGGGTCAAATAGTTTCTACCGATGTTTGGGATGCTACTACTGGTGGCGGAAATATTAGTTTAAATTCTTCTACAGGAAACAGAATAGACTGGAATACAAATGGAGTAAATCCTCCTTCTACTACAACAAGAAGTACAGGAACTAAATTAGTATTATATCCATCGGTTTCAGCTTCGGCAGTAGATTATGCTATAGGAATTGAAAATAGTACTTTATGGAATTCTGTTCCTCTATCATCAAATGCATTTAAATGGTATGCTAATACCACGGCAGTAATGACTCTTTCTGGTACTGGAGTTCTAACTGCAGATGGTTCCGGACTAACAAACCTAAATGCAACAAATTTATCTTCCGGAACAATTCCCGGAGATAGGGGTGTAAGTGCGGGTTCAACATCAGCTTCTTTTGTTGAATATAATGGAACTACAAAAACAATAGGTCAATTTGACGGCGGTTCGACTGCACCAACAAATACTACTAGATTAAATTACGATGGTAATTTATATGCCACAACATTCTATGGTGCTGGTACTGGTTTATCAGGAACTGCATCTAGTTTAACTGCTGGTGCGGTTACTAATGGTGTTTATACATCTAGATCATTAACAATAACAAATGGTACAGGAATTACTGGAGGATCTGCACAAAACTTAGCTGCTGATAGATCATGGACTATTGGATTAACTGGACAAGCACTAGCATTCCATAATCTAGCATCAAATGGATTGGTTACTAGAACTGCTGCTGACACCATTGCGGCAAGAAGTATTGCCGCATCAACAGGAATTAGTGTTACTAATGGTGATGGTGTTGCTGGAAATCCTACAATAACAAATACTGGGGTTACTTCAATAACTGGAACTGCTAGTCAAATAACTGCCTCTGCTTCCACTGGAGCAGTTACACTTTCTCTTCCACAGAATATAACAACAACAGCTACCCCAACATTTGGTGCATTGAATATTAGTAGCACATCTCCAACCATTAATATGGTAGACACAGATAATGTTACTAGATATCTTCACACAAATTCTAATATAATAGGATTTTTAACTAGTGCTTCTGCTTGGGCATTCCAATGTGATAATTCTGGAAATGTTACTGCAACAGGAAACGTAACAGCATATTCTGATGAAAATCTAAAAGAAAATATTGAGACTATTCCAAATGCATTAGATTCCGTAAAACAAATGAGGGGTGTAAATTTCGTCAAGAAAGATACCAAAGAAGCAGGAACTGGTGTAATTGCACAAGAAATCCAAAAAATCGTTCCAGAAGTAGTACTAGAAGATGCTACAGGAACATTATCCGTTGCTTATGGAAACTTGGTTGGATATTTAATCGAAGCAATTAAAGATCAACAAAAACAAATAGACGAATTAAAATCTAAAATAGGAAATTAAAATGTCGGCAGGATACTTGGAACTTTTCTTAGAACAGGGAGAAACATTTTCAGCAAATGTTTCTCTAGACCAAATCAACGGATCTGCATATGATTTATCAAATTATACAGCAAAAAGCGACATAAAAAAATCATATTGGTCTTCAAATACTTCAGCATCTTTTATCACTTCTATTGATGATACTGATGGAACCATAGGATTATATTTGTCAGCCAATACAACTCAAAGGTTAACATCTGGTAAATATGTTTATGATATATTTCTAACGGATACTGTAACAAATGCAAGGTCAAAAGTTTTAGAAGGAATTCTTTTTGTTGAACCTAGTGCAACTAAAATTTAAAATTACATAAATAAGATATATACTAACAGGGGATTAAAAATGTCTTTAAGAGCAGTATCAGTAAAAATTAATGATATTAGTTCTGCTAGAATTAGAAATATATCTTATGATTCTAATATCAATGTAAAAGTAGATACACAACAAGATTACAAAGTTAAATCTATTGGTTTTGGGACCAAAAGATTAAAAAATCTTGAAGATGTTTCGGCATTAAGCCCACAAGACGAAGATGTTTTGATTTATAATGCTGTTTCCGAAAAATACGAATCCAAAAAAATATCCTCTGACCAAATAGATTTAGATAATATAGACGCAGGAACATTCTAATATGGCAAATACAATTATTCAAATAAAACGTTCGCAGAGTACCGCGTTACCAACATCCTTGCAATATGGCGAATTAGCCTATTCATTTCAATCTGGTAAACTTTTTCTAGGAGATATTCTAGGAAATGCTGTTGCTATCGGCGGCAACACATATAATCAGATTATAGATGCTGCTACAGCATCAAATATATCTGGAACATTAGTAAAACGCAATTCTTCTGGCGATTTTTCTGCCTCTGCAGTAACTGCAGACTTATATGGAAATGCAAATACTGCTTCCAAATGGCAAACTTCAAGAACATTTGGTTTAGACGGAGATGTTTCTGGACAATCTACTATAGACGGTTCTGCTAACGCCAATACTACAGTAACATTAAAGGATGTAAATTCTAATATAGGAACATGGGGTGGTGTTACAAACATTCCGGTATTTACTGTAAACTCCAAAGGTCTAGTTACTGCAGCATCGAATGTTGCAGTATCCACAGCATTAAGTATTGCTGGAGATTCTGGTTCGGATAGCGTTTCTCTATTAAACGACACTTTAACTTTTGTCGGTGGAGATGGCATTACATCGGTAGTGACCGACAATACTGCTTCATTTGCGGTTGATGCAACTGTACTTCGTACAACAGGAGATCAATCAAAAACTGGTAATTTTACCATAATTGGTAATCTTAATGTTTCTGGTAATACCTCATTTACGGGTAATACATCTTATATCGATATAGAACATTATTCAGTTACAGATCCATTAATTTATTTGGCTGCTAATAATTACTATTCTGATATTGTTGCTATCGGTTTTGCTGGTAATTATTTTGACGGTACTAACGAGTTACATACTGGTTTATTTAGAGTACCACAATCAAATACATATTATCTGTTTACCGGAGTTACCGACGAACTTTCGGCAAATAACGAAATAAGTCCATCTTCAAATGGATTTACAACTGCAACATTAGTATCCAATATAGAACAAGGGAGAGTTTCAAATCTCACAGCCGCAATTAGTGTAACCGATGGTGGAACTGGATTGCGTCAAGTTGCTACTGGTGATATTTTATATGCTAACAATACCAACTCACTAACAAGACTAGCCGCAGTATCCCAAGGAAATGTCTTAATTTCTGGTACAACTCCTTCTTATGGAAAAGTTGGATTAACTACTCATATTGATGGAGTTCTAGGGATTCTAAATGGCGGTACTAATTCCATAGCAACTCCAACTGCTGGTGCTATCGCTTATGGTAATGGAACTTCTTATCTATTCAATACCCCAGGAACTTCTGGACAAGCAGTAATTTCTGGAGGATCTTCTGCTCCAACTTTTGGAACATTAGATTTAAGAGGTGGTGGTTTAGGATTTACCACAGCGAACACTAATTCTGTTACCTATTATTCTGGTAGCGGGAATTTAATGTCTTCTACTAATACTCCATCCGATGGATATGTTTTGCAATATGCTACAACTGCTGGGGTCCATTTCGGTGGTCTTGACGGCGGAAATTTCTAATATAATTTAAATGTTATAAATACAAGCGTAGAGGATCTTATTCTCTACGCTTTTTTATATTTAGGAGTATATAATGAATAATGAAAGATTTTTCAATCACTATGTTGAAATATTAACCTCTACTCTTCACGAAGCATTGGGTAAAAATATTGTATTTCAAGCACAAGCAAAAGTTTCTGCAGAAGATTTTGAATCTCTACAAAATACAATTACTCATCTGAATGATAAAATAGAAGAATATAAAAATATAGAAAACAATGTACAAACAAAAGATAGTGCGATCAGAGAAAAAGAAGACGAAATAGGAAGACTGAAGTCAGAAAGAGATTCTGCAAAAAACGAAGCATCACATATAGAAACTTTCAGAAATGAATTAATTGCTGCAAGAAACGAAATACAAAAAAGAGATATAGAAATTAATAATATTAAAACAGGATACGAAAATAAACTAAAAGATTTGGAAGAAACTATAAAATACTTGCAAATGACTCCAGCACAAAAAAGAAAATTTGATTCGACAAAGACAAAAGTCATCCAGACTAATATAGTATCCGATAATAACGATGGCGGTAGTTTTTAATTAGAGACATCTAGTGGCAAACACATCAATTCAATTAAAGAAATCTATAATATCGGGAAATATTCCATCTTCTCTATTGCCAGGAGAATTGGCTATAAACACCGCAGACGGAATTCTTTTTTATAAAGATTCTAGTGATGTTATACGACAAATCAAAACAGGGACTTCCGGAAATACATTTTCAACTCTAAATGTAAATTCAAGTTTATTAATTGCAGCATCAAATAATGATATATTAACTATCGATAGTAGTAACTCTATAACAATATCAACTGATGTATTTTATAACAAAATAACTATTGGTGTTAGAGAATCATCTACTTCGCAACGAGGAACTGTTCAATTATATGATAATATCGACTCCCCATCATCGACACTAGCCGCAACAGCAAATGCTGTATATACTGCATATAATTTAGCAAATTTAGCATTTAATAGTTCCGGATCTGGACCGACAACAACCAATTTAACATACCAAGAATTTACATCTTCTAATAATCAAACAATATTCTCTATTACAAATGGTTATAGCATTGGAAAAATTAAAGTATTTGTAAATGGAGTATTATTAAGTTCTTCGGATTATACAGCAACTAATGGAACCTCAATAATATTATCTGTCCCGGCATGGTTAAATGATCAGGTAGTTGTTGAAAAGTGGTATAATGACGTTGGATTATCCAACACATATAATTTATTTTACGGGTCTTTAGATTCTAATAATATAACAACAAGCACAAATTCTGCAAATCAAGTTTTAGATTTATTTTCTACAGATTTATATAGATCAGTAAAGTATCAAATACAAGTTACAAGTTCAACAGATTATCAAGTTAGTGAAATATTGGTAATACATAATGGCACTACTTCATATTTAACTGAATACGGCTTAATTACAACTAATGGCCTATTGATGAACTATGATACTGACGTAAATTCCGGTTCTGTTAGACTATTAATGAGTCCTATTAATAATATAAACACTGTCAAATTATTAAAAACTTCAATAGTGGTATAACTAAATGTCTAAGTCTAGAACACTTGCAAATTCAGCATCACTTTTAACTGCTTCTGGTGGTGCAAATTTTTCATCGAATGTTTCAGTATCGGGACAACTTAATGTATCTTATACTCCAACATCACCAACGGGATCTGCAATAAATGTTATCGCCAAAGATACTTTTGGCGGTACAGGTTACGCAGATTTCTTAAAAGTTACTAATACAACCAGTGGTGCTACCAATCCAAACAAAACATTTCGCCTAAACAGCACAGGCATTATAGAGATTATCAATAGTGATTATACCAACGTTATCACTTCGTTATCAAATGATGGTAATTTAATCACTACTGGTACAATTATTCCTGGCGCATACTCTGCAGGACAAGTTATTAAGGAGGTTGTTTTGGGAAATGGAGATTTAACTCAGATACAACAAGGCGGTCTTAACAGGTTTTGCACAGATAGTTATAATAGAGATTTTGTTACTTACAGCTACACTCCAATAAGCAGTTCAAGTTATCTTGTCGTACAGTTCCATTTAAGTAAATATCTTTGTACCGGAGGTACTGGCAACGACAGTTTCTATTCACAAATAAAAGTAAATGCTACTAGTTCTTATAGTAGAAACGGGAATGGAGAAGGAAACGGCACTGAAATAGTATATAATTTTCATAATACTGTAAATGGATTTCGCACAGGAACATTATTTCCATTAACTGGTAGATATACAAACAGCGATACCAATGCCAAGACAATAGCAATTTCGGCTCGTAGAGAATCTGCCGATGATTATTGGGAGTACGATTGGACTTCTACTTCAGTTTGGATGAGAATTACCGAGATTGCTAGATAATATTGTAACCAAATAATTTATAAATTCCCCAATATAATTATTTCATAAATAGTTATATACTAATTTCACGAGGATAGGGAATCGTGTCTACAAAAAGATTTATCGCCAAACATGGTTTGGATAATAATAATCAGACCATAACTAATGTAGCAAATCCAATAAATGGTTCGGATGCAGTAAACAAAAACGTATCGGATGTCATTTATGATAGAGCTAATACCGCGTATATTTATGCATCTTCTACAGCTAACAATGCATATAATACAGCTAATAATGCATGGAATCAGGCAAATTCTGCATACAATAAGGCAAATTCGGTTTATACCGAAACTAGTAAATTAGCCAATAGTGCATATGACCGAGCTAATACAGCATATTCACAAGCTAACGATTCATATATTTTCGCATCTTCTACAGCTAATAATGCATACATAACTGCAAACAATGCATGGAATGCTTCGAATACCGCCAATACATGGCTCCAAGCAAACGATGGTATAACATTAATTGCTGCTAAAGATTATGCAAATTCTAATGATTCTATAACATTAGCATCGGCAAAAGCTAATGACTATAATACATTAATAGCGGCATATGCTAACGACAGTTCAACACTAGCATCGGCAAAATTTTATACAGATTCTGCAAATAATTGGCTACAGGCCAACGATGTTATAACATTAGCTATCGCAAAAAATTATGCTAATTTAATATATAGCTATACATCATCTATAGCTAATGATGCATATAATACTGCAAACTCCGCATGGGCTGATGCTAATGTTGGAATTTCCATTGCACAAGCTGCTTATGATGCTGCTAATAATGTTGCACCGCAAATTGCTCCAGCACACCAAAAAGCAAATGCTGCATATGCAACTGCTAATAATGCATGGGCTGGAGCCAATGCTTCGTATACCTTTGCATCATCTACAGCAAATAATGCTTATATAACAGCAAATAATGCTTGGGCAGGTGCTAATGTGTCTCATCAAAAAGCTAATGCGGCATATAGTACTGCGAACTCTGCATGGGCTGGAGCCAATGCTTCGTATACCTTTGCATCATCTACAGCAAATAACGCATATAATACAGCAAATAATGCATATAATACAGCAAATAATGCATGGGCTGGTGCTAATGCTTCGTATACATTCGCATCAAGCACAGCGAACAATGCCTATATAACAGCTAATAATGCTTGGTTTGCGGCAAATGCGTCTCATCAAAAAGCTAATGCAGCATATAGTACTGCAAACTCTGCATGGGCAACTGCTAATGCTTCGTATACATTCGCATCGTCAACTGCTAATAATGCTTATATAACAGCTAATAATGCATGGGCTGGAGCCAATAATTCGTATACCTTCGCATCAAGTACTGCAAATAACGCATATAATACAGCAAATAATGCTTGGGCAACTGCAAATTCCAAATTAAATTCTTCCGGAGGAATAATATCAGGTAGTTTATCTGTTACCGGAAATGTACAAATAGATGGAACTTTGTCTGTCTCTGGTAATGTATTTTCGATACAGGCGAATAACTTATCTATTACAGATAATATGATTTATCTTAATAGAGGAGCAAATACAGCTAATCCGGATATTGGTATTACTGCTGGTTATAATGATGGAATATATCATCATACTGGATTTTTCAGAGACGCTACCGATGGTATATGGAAAGTATTCGACAATTATGCACCAGAACCGGACGAATCAGTATATATTGATACAAGTAATAATACATTCAGAATAGCAAGTTTCCAAGCCAACACCATTTATGGTAACACGTTCATAACTTCGGCTATTAATGGAATTGCACCATTTGTAGTATCATCGACAACACTAGTTTCAAATTTAAATGTAGATTATCTAGATAATAATCATGGGAGTTATTATTCTGGATTGAGCAACACCGCCTTTGATCGAGCAAATACTGCATATTCACAAGCTAACGCTTCGTATACATTTGCATCAAGTACTGCTAATAATGCTTATAATACTGCGAACTCTGCTTGGGCAGGAGCTAATGCGTCTCATCAAAAAGCTAATGCGGCATATAGTACTGCGAACTCTGCTTGGGCTGGAGCTAATGCTTCATATACATTTGCATCAAGTACTGCTAATAATGCATACAATACTGCAAACTCTGCATGGGCTGGAGCTAATGCTTCATATACATTTGCATCAAGTACTGCTAATAATGCTTATATAACAGCTAATAATGCTTGGGCAGGTGCTAATGCGTCTCATCAAAAAGCTAATGCGGCATATAGTACTGCGAACTCTGCTTGGGCTGGAGCTAATGCTTCATATACATTTGCATCAAGTACTGCTAATAATGCTTATATAACAGCAAATAATGCATGGGCTGCTGCAAACACAGCAAATACCTACAGAGGAAATGCCACAAATTTATCTTCTGGTACAATTCCGGGCGATAGAGGTGTTACCGCTGGTTCCACAACTCCATCGTTTATTGAATATAATGGAACTACGAAAACTGCTGGTCAGTTTGATGGTGGTTCGACTGCACCAACAAATACTAATAGATTAAATTACGATGGTAATTTATATGCCACGACATTCTTTGGAGCAGGAACCGGATTAACTGGAACTGCGTCAAATTTAACTGCCAATGTTGCAACATACGAAGTAATAAACAATACTACTTCTGGAATATACTATCCACAGTTGATTTCTGATACTAATGGAAATCTTGCTGGATTTGCTAACAACGCACTTGCTTTTGACGCTGGAACTGGGAGTCTTGGGATTGGAATGGTCCCACTCAGCGGTCCTCTTTCTGGAGGGGCATTACAGGTTTATGCATCTTCGACTAAAAATTATGGCACTTTTGATTGCGAAACTGCCGGGTTAGGGTATCTAACTTTTAGTTCAGGCAGCAATATTTACGGATACATCGGACCAGACGTTAATAGTATTGGAGAAATGGGAGTTGCTTCGATAGGCGATTTGATTTTCGCAACAGATTCTGTAGAACGTCTTCGGATCAACTCATCGGGTAATGTGGGAATTGGGACCACTCCGAGTGCTTGGAATTCATCATATAAAGCGGTCGAAATCGGAAATGGTTCTATAGACGCAAGTATTTCCGGTTCTCTTGTTCGAGTAGCCTCTAATGCGTATTTAAACGATAGTGGTCAATTTATCTATAGAACGACAGGAACGGCGTCTGCATATACACAAAACTTTGGGAGTCACCAATTTTTTACCGTAGTATCTGGTACTGCTGGTGCGGTGATTTCTCCTACACTAGCAATGACGCTGACATTGGCTGGGAATTTGGGGATTGGAGTTAGCTCCCCATCTTACAAACTAGACGTTAACGGAACCGCCAAAGCAAATACATTAGCACTAACTGCAAATACCGCTTCTACTAATACTACAACAGGAACATTAATTGTAACTGGTGGCGCTGGAGTTTCTGGCAATGTTTATGCCACAACATTTTTTGGAGCAGGAACCGGATTAACCGGAACAGCATCAAGTTTGTCTATCGGAGGAAGCTCTGGATCGGTTGGAAATGCAGTAACGTTTAACAACGGCGGATCTGGTGCAGCTTCTGGAACAACCTTTAACGGTTCTACTGCCGTGACTATTTCGCATAATAGCATAGGAGCACTTGCATTAGCGGGTGGGACATTAACTGGACAACTAACATCTACCCTTGCATGGAATGCTGCTACGGGCAGTGGTCAAATTTATATAAATGGTGCAACGGGCAATAGAATTGATTTTAATACCAACGGAGTTGGTGCTCCAGCATTTACTACTAGAAGTGCAGGTACGAAAATCGTTTTATATCCCAACGTAGGAGCATCATCAGTAGATTTTGCATTAGGTATCGAAAATAATAATTTGTGGTTTAGTACCGTAGATAATACAAATGGTGGATTCAAGTGGTATCACGGCACAACTAACACCATGAGTCTCCTTGCAACTGGTATACTTAGTGTTGTAACAGGATTTCGTATCAACAATGCAGCAACGTCTGGTCAATATCTCCGAGGTAATGGTACTAATTTCGTTTCTTCTGCAATTCAAGCAGCAGATGTACCAACTCTGAATCAGAATACTACGGGAAGTGCGGGTTCTGTCGCGTGGTCTGGCATTACCAGTAAACCAACCACAGTATCCGGGTATGGTATTACAAACGCCTTAGTCCGTGGTGGGGCTATTGGCAATATAGATTTTAACGCCCAGCGAACGCTTGCCTCTGGCATTTACAGTGTAAATGATGCACCTACTAACGGTCCCCCTGTCAGTGCGTATAGTAACTTCATCCAGATGTACGAACGAGGGGATACAGCAGCACAGCTTGTTATCGAGTACTCCACTGGCCGGATGTACTCAAGAGGTATCCAGACGGCTATACCTACTTACTCTCCTTGGCGAACGCAAATTGATGATGGTAACTACACTTCTTATGCAATGCCAGCAGGGTCTTCTGCAACAAACAGCGTTGATGTAAGAGCGCCAATATTCTACGATTATAATGATACCGGATATTATATAAATGCAGCAAGCACATCAAGCACAAATCATATAATAGCAAGCAGAATAAAATTAACTAGAAATTATGGGCATAGTGTTTTTGGTGTATACGATTCAACAAGATACCAAGGCGTTTGGTCTATGGGAGAAAGTTGGTACTTGCCGGATGACGGAACAAATACCGGCAACCTATACGGGTTGGCTTGGTCGCACCCAAACGCTGGAGGAGTTGCAGGAAACTTAAATGATCACGGATTATTAGTTTTGGTTAATGGGGGTTTTAGAGCGTCTGTTACTGGGAGTATTAGATGCGTTACCGATATGAGATCTCCGTTATTCTATGATTATAATAATACTGCATATTATGTAGATCCAAACGGAACTTCTCAATGTAGTCGTATAAATTGCGACAATATGTTTTATGGAAACGGAAATTTTTCATATTTTACCGGATTTTATGATACTAATGATACTGCATATTTTGTAGATCCAAATTCTGTATCACATTTAAATGATTGTAGAGCTAATGTATTCTATTTAAGAGGCGACACAAACAATTATTTTACTCCCAATGCTCTTTTTATAAGAGGCGCTTCTCCTACTATATATTTCAGAGATACTGATGCCAATTGTGCAATGCTTCATAATAACAGCAACCTTTTGTATATTTTGAGAGGAGGAAATGATACAACAACTTGGACTACGGTAGGTAGCGGTTCATGGCCCATGACTCTAAATTTAACTAATAATGATGTAACATGGGGCGGAAATATTTCAGCAATATATAACGTTACTGCATATGCTTCGGATAAAAGATTAAAAGAAAACATCAAAGAAATTCCAAATGCTATAGAAAAGATTAAAAAAATAAGAGGTGTTACCTTTGATTGGAACGATTTAGCAGAGGAAGTTGGATTTACTCCAGAAAACAAATATAACGATATTGGCGTAATTGCACAAGAAATCGAAGAAGTTTTACCACAAGTAATTACTTTAGCACCATTTGATCGTTGGACGCCGGAACCAGAAAAAGAATATTCAGAAGAAGAATTATCAAGACTAGGAAAATCTAAATCTGGTGAAGATTATAAAACAGTTCAATATGATCGAATCGTTCCCTTATTAATACAAGGAATAAAAGAACAACAAAATCAAATTGATAAACAACAAGAAACAATAAATAAATTAAAATTATTATTAAATTTGGAGTAAAAATGACAATTACATATACTTGGAAAGTTACCGGATTAAAGGTACAAAATGTTTCTGAAAATAAAGAAAACGCAGTAGTACAAACATACTGGGAAAAGATTGGCACAGACGAAAACGGAAACGAAGGAAAGTTTTCTGGAGCAACCCCGTTTACTCCAGACCCAACCGATAATTCTGGACCGTTTGTTCCATTCGACCAACTTACAGAAGAAAATGTTCTTGATTGGATTAAATCTATTGTTGTTGGCGATTACGAAAGACACGTAAACGAAAAAATCCAAGAGCAAATAGATTTGAAAATAAACCCAGTAACAGAACCTTCTTTACCTTGGGCAAATACGGAAAATGTTTCGGTATAAATAAATATTTAACATGGAGAAAACGAAATGAATGAAGAAAAATTATTAACTTTACAATTAAACATTAATGAAATCAACCTTGTTCTTGCTGGACTTGGTAAACTTCCTTTAGAATCTTCTTTACAAATGTTTAATAATATTCATAAACAAGTTAACGATCAAATGGAACAAAAACCAGATGGTCCTTTATCCGATAAAGTTGTAAAGTAAAATTATGCCAAAATATAACGAAACGTCTGTTACTGGTGAAAGTTGGATCAGATCCAATAAAATTATTTGTACAAACGACTACGGACAACCTCCTAGAATCTATTATCAGGAAGAAGAATTATTTAATTTTTCCGACGGGAAAATAGTTAAGTCATTATACACTACATTTAATCCTGTAACGGAAACTTTTATTTCCGATAATGCCAATACAACTTTTGAATTAATTAATCCAGAGACAGAATTACCAACGGGAAATACTGCAACATATCAAGATTTGTACGTTTTAATACATTCTTTGTATTTTCATTTAGCTGAAAAGAGAGATTTGGCAGATAAATTTACAGACCCAACACCATAATATATGACACTAGCGGCATCTGGAGAAATGTCAATTGGCGGATCTACGGCTAATAGATCCATCAATTTAGAAATAACAAGAGCAGCAGGAGCAACGACGAATTTAAATGAAACTGTCGTTAGAACTCTTGCTGGTGTTGCGTCTGGAGCAATTTCTCTAAGTAATTTTTATGGAAAATCGTATATCCTCCCCCCTTCTTCCGTAGAGTATTACGTTGTTGCTGGTGGTGGTTCTTCTGGGGGAACAACTTCCCAAGGACATCCTGGCGCTGGTGGTGGGGGAGGTGTTTTGACAGGTTCTGTAGCAGTTTCTACTGGAGTAGCGTATACAGTAACAGTAGGCGCTGGTGGAGCAAGCGTGGATGCCGCTGGATCTAGTTCTGTTTTTTCTTCGATAACTGCTACTGGAGGAGGAAAAGGCGCGAGAAATTCCGCTACCGCTTCAACAGGAGGTTCCGGAGGTGCTGGTGGATCAACAACCAGTTATACCGCTGGTGCAGCAGGAACTTCTGGACAAGGATTCGCTGGTGGGAATGGTTTACTTGGGGGTGCGTTGGTAGGAGCCGGAGGAGGAGGAGGAGGAGCAGGTGCTGCCGGAGGAAATTCTACTACCAGAAATCCAGTTGGAAATGGGGGTGCCGGAAAATCTACTTTTGGTGGAACCTTTGGTGGCGGCGGCGGCGGTTGTTCAACTATTGACATAGGAGCCGGTGGATCTGGCGGCGGCGGTGCCGGGGGAGTGGGGACAAACGGAACTTCTCCACAATCAGCAACAGCAGGGACAGTAAATACTGGAGGAGGCGGCGGTGCTACTGCAGCAGGATCATCTCTTAATAGTGGAACGGGTGGTTCTGGAATAGTTGGCATAAGATACTCTAATACACTTAAAGATGCTGTATCTACAACAGGATCTCCTACATATTTAAATTCTGGGGGATATAAAATATATACTTTTACTGGATCTGGAACTATTACTTGGTGAGTAAGTATGGCACATTTTGCAAAATTAGACGAGAATAATATTGTTGAAACTGTGATAGTTGTTAATAATAATGTTATAAGAGATCTACCCTTTCCGGAGTCTGAACCAATAGGAATAGAATTTTGTAAATTTTTATACGGTAATAACACCACATGGAAGCAAACCAGTTACAATGGGGCATTCAGAAAACGTGGCGCTGGGATAGGGTTCAAATACGATTCGGAAAAAGATTGCTTTATAGAACCACAACTTTATCCTAGTTGGATTTTAAATGAAGAATGTGATTGGGAAGCCCCAGTTCAATATCCCCAAGACGGAAATATATATGACTGGAACGAAGAAACTCTCTCTTGGAATATAGTAGAATTATGATAAAAATTGAAGATATCTATAAATTTGTATTAGAAAACAATCCGCCAATAGAAGAAGTCATACCGGAATACAAAATTACTATAAATTATTACGATAGAAGCGAAGAAATCTTAACAAAAGATCTATCAATATTAAAAGATACACCTTGCCCAAACGCTCATATAGATTTTTTGAACGAAAAAGAATATGATATATATCACAAAAAAATCTACGAATTTAAAGATAGAGCCGAATATATTTGGTACTTAATACTAAAACATTCTTGGCTTAACGTAAAAGAAGAAGAGTTTGAAGAAATATACAAAAATATGTGGGATAAATATTATAAAGAAGGTGGATGGGACTTAGTAGCGCATAATATGGAAGAATATTACAAATTCAACTATTCCCAATCCGAATAAATATTTATTTTTATAGATAACAAAAAGATCAATAGAAGGTGAATTAATGCCAAATTACGATAAAACTAATGTAAATGGAGAAACTTGGATAAGAGCAAATAAAATTGTTCTTTTAAACGACTATGGGGAATCTCCTTCCATCACATATATAGAAGAAGAATTATTTAATTTTACCGATGGTACTTTGCTAAAAAAACAATACAATCCATTGTGTCCTGTATACAAATCTCTTACACAAGAAAATTCAAATACCGTTTTTGATATTGTAGATTCCGAAACCAAGCAAAATTCTGGAAAGTCGATGACTTATAAAGAATTATACGATTCTTTATATTCTTTATATTTTCATTTGGCAAAAGAACGCGATAAAGGACCACAACCATATCCAAGTTGGTCATGGAGCGAAGAAACAAATTCTTGGATGTCACCAATTCCAAAACCAGAAGATGGACAAGACTATTATTGGGACGAATCTTTGCAAACATGGGAAATTCAGAATATATCCAAACCACCATATCCAATAAGCGGATAAAATAATGCCTTTAAATACTACAGGAACATTATCAATTGGTGGCACGACTGTTGGTCAGTCTATAAATTTGGAATTGGGCAGGACTGCAACGCAATCTTCCAATCTAAACGAAACACCACTAAGAACTTTGGCTGGAGTGGCTTCTGGACAGATATCTATTAGTAATTTCTATGGAAAAGCTAATGATATTACAAGTCAATATGGCCTATATCTAGGGTCTGGTTGGGGGGTAGGTCTTATAACTTTTAATAGTCGTAAGTATGGGTATTCTACTGGTTTATCCGTCGAAACTACTTCAGTACCTACCGCTAGAACATCTTCGGCCAGAGCCGTTACTAGTACATCCACATTTGCATTTATGGGAGGTGGTGTCGAGGGTTACTATATAGCTACCACAACAAGATTCACATTCTCAAATAACTCGTATACAAACTCTACTAACTTAAATAGAGTACATTCGGCAGGATCTGCTATAGGAAATGCAACACAAGCTGTATTTAGTCATTCACAATTAAGTTCCATAAATTTGTATACTAATACAACCTCCATTTATACTTACTCCACAAATTCATGTGTTTCTGGTACTAATCTAACAGATACAGATTATTTTTGTACCGGAACAAATAATAGCACTTATGGATATTTCTTTTCCTCATATACAGGAACTAACAAACTAGATAGATGGAATCTAACAAACAACACAAAAACTGTCGGATATCTTTATTTTAGTGCATATTTTGCGGCTTCAACCTCTACAACGACTGATGCGTATATATCACACTATAATAGTCATGGTAGGTACACATATAGCAATAATGCCTTTGTCAATAGAAATGCTCTTCCTAATTCTCCACAGGGACATTCTGGAGCCGGTAACGGTACTATAGGATGTTATGCTTCTAGTACGAATATTTTACAATATACTTATTCTTCCGATACTTCGATAACGGTTAGTAATGTTTTTCCATATAATGCCGATGGGACCGGAGCAGCATCAAATCCTCCCGGAAGTTTTTAATTTTTTAGGACAATATTATGCATTCTAGTAATAACAGATTAAACACAAATTTTCAAATTTTATACTTTTTAGTGGGGTCGTGTCACACGACAGATGGAGCATACTTTATTCTAAAAGATCTAAGAGAAGACAGGTCGAATGCACTAAAAATGACGAAAACCACATTATTAAAAAATAAAGCGAAAAAACTATCTGCCTCAAGAGCATTAAATAGCCCCGATGAGGTAGAAATTTTATTAGCAGAAGCAGATTTGGCGGAATTAGAAGCTGTGGAGGACACATTTAACAACACCGTGAAAGCTGCATCAGAAGAACTGGAATTTATAGAAGAATGTATACGTAGAATAGAACCTCATAGAAAATATTCTCACGTACCCGACTCAGAAGCCAGCGAAATTTCTCAACGTGAAGAATGGAGATTGGAGTTAATTAATAGGGCGGAAAATTGTCTTATAACATCCGGAACTATTCCCATAGACGAATTCAATACTATGAGAATGCATCCAGATTTCAAATCAAGTATTCTACCAGAAATAACAAATATAAAACAATGCATAGAAGATGGTAGAGTACAAGATAGGTTATTTCCAGAAAACGTAACTCAAATCAGACAATTAATCGAATCCGAAGAAATTAAGAATTTGTTAGAAAACAAAACTCTACCATTAATAGAATAGATTCTTATTAATGAAAATTAAAATTTAAAATTAACTAAGGAATTTAAACTCAAATGTCAACAGTATCATCAAGAGAAGAATTAAAAGATTATTGTCTAAGAAGACTCGGTTTTCCTGTCATAGAAATTAATATTTCCGATGAACAGATTGAAGATCGTATATCTGACGCATTTCAATTTTATTCCGATTATCATTACGATGCTGTAATTAAAACATACTTAAAACATACTGTAACATCAACGGATATTGAAAATAGATATATTTCAGTAGACGATTCTATTACTGGCGTGACAAGAATTCTTCCTCTCAATAATCTTCTTTCTAAATCTTATATGTGGGATATTAGATATCAATTGATTCTTAATAATCTTTGGGATCTTTCTTCCACTTCAATGTTGTCATACACAATAGCTATGCAACATATCAGATCTTTGGAATTATTATTTGTCGGAGAAATTCCTATTAGATTTCAAAGACATCAGAATAGAGTATATGCTGATATGGGTTGGGGAACTTCCCAATGTCCAGAAGGAACAGAATTAGTATTTGAATGTTATAAATTAATCGATCCAGAAATTTTTAATGATGTTTATAATGATCGTTGGATAAAAGAATATGCTACTGCATTAATTAAACGTCAATGGGGAGAGAATCTTCGTAAATTCCAAGGGATAACTCTTCCGGGTGGTATCAATTTAAATGGTGATAATATCTATCAAGATGCTCTTCAACAAATAAAGCAACTTGAAGCAGAAATGCAAGATAAGTACGAACTCCCGTGCGAGCTAATGATTGGGTAAATTAATTTTTAAAAAAATGTAGGTCGCGGAACCAGCATTCCCACCTACTCTAAATCCAAAACTTTAATATAGGAGATTCAGCTATGAATATTTATACCATATATAAAGCAAAAAATGTAATTAACGGAAAAGTCTACATTGGTTTTACCCAAAACTTTGATAAAAGGAAAAAAGACCATATAAAAAATGTCACAGAAAAACTAAATAATAAACATTTTTCTGCATTTTATGAAGCAATTAGAAAATATGGAATTAATAATTTTTCGTGGGAAGTTCTATATCAATCTAAATATAGAGAACATACAAAAAATGTAATGGAAAATTATTTCATCCTCGAATATAAATCATATTGTGGGTTTATAGATTGCAAGGGTTACAATTTAACTCTGGGCGGTGAAGGATCACATGGAAGAAAATGTGGGCGCTCGACCAAAAATAAAATAAGAAAAAAAGCTCTCGAAAGATTTAAAGATGAAAAATTTAAATCCAAACATTCCGAAATAATGAAACAATGGTACGAAAACCTAACCGAAGAACAGAAAGAAGAAACTTCCAAAAAAATTTCCGAATCATTAATAGGAAACCAATATGCTTTAGGAATGACTTATTCGCACACAGAAGAAGCAAAAGAAAAAATCTCAAAAAGTAGATTAGGGAAAAAACCTTCAAAAGAAACTGTGGAAAAACAAAAACAATCCAGAACAGGGAAAGGAATGGGAGAAAGAAATTCTATGGCCGATCCAGAAAATCGAAAAAAAGTTTCCGAATCCAAAATAGGAAGAAAAAAATACATAAATATTGAATTAAACAAATTTAAATATTGTTTTCCGGGAACAGAGCCGGAAGGATATAAATTAATATCGGACATATAAAATAATGGCTACTTCAGCATTTTTTAATAATTACAAATCCAAGCCAGAACAAAATCTTGTTGAGGATTTAATTCACGAAGCAGTCAAAATCATGGGATTTGATTGTTATTATTTACCAAATTCAAATGACCAAGCAAGGGATTTAGTATTCTCAGATGATCCTCTTAAAAAATTTGAGGCAGCATATCCTCTAGAAGTCTATCTTTCAAATTCTGTAGATCCTGGAATGTCCGGAGAATTTTTTTCCAAATTTGGCTTAGAAATTAAAAACTCTATAAGAATTCAAATGCCAAGAAGAGCATTTGCTAAAAGAGTTCCTCAAGATAAATTTCAAAGACCAAGAGAAGGAGATTTAGTTTATATTCCATTTTTATCGGGAACCGGAGAACTTTATGAAATTAAATTTGTAAACGATGCTACGGATTTCTTTACTCTGGGTAGATCTTCTCCATATTATTGGGAACTTGAATTAGAACTATTCAAATATTCAAACGATGAAATCAATACTGGTATCGAAGATATTGATATCATAAATGAAATGGATGCATATTCTATAGAATATATAGTTTCCTCCGGAACTGGTAATTATACAATCAATGAGATTGCTTTTCAAGGAGCTAATGTTTTATCATCCACGGCAAAAGGAACAGTACACGGTTGGAATTATCCAGCAAATACTTTAACGCTTACAAATATTTCTGGAGTATTTTCTAATACAGAAACTATTATAGGAAACTCTAGTAATGCTAGATACATATTACAAACATACGATCCTTTGAATTATTCGCAAAAAGAAAATTCTTGGGATAATAAAGTAATAGAAACTCAGGTAGATAATTTTATTGATACCTCTGAATCTAATCCATTTGGAGGATTATTTTGACAACATTAAGTAATTATTATAAAACTATTAGAAAAATTAATATTGCATTT